ATTAAAGTATTTTATTATTATATAATGAAAAATAGTAGAACAAAGCGTAAAAAAATAGGAACTAGAAAAAATAATAATGTTAAAAATATAAATGAAAAAATAGTAACTATGTTTTTGCAGATGTTGAATACAGTAAAACTATATCATTGGAAAACAACTAGTTATGCACAACATAAAGCAACTGATGAATTATATAGCAATTTGAATGAAAATATTGATAAATTTGTTGAAGTTATGTTGGGTAAAACAGGTGGTAGAGTAAATTTAACTGGGAAAAAGTCATTGCCTCTATTAGATTATAATGATGTAAATGCGTTTACAAAAGAAATAAATAAATATAAAGAATTTATGATAAATATGAGTATATATATAGATAATAAAGAAAGCGATTTATTGAATATAAGAGATGAAATATTAGGCGATTTGAATAAGTTTTTGTATTTATTAACATTTAAGTAAAATTATATTCTATTATGTTTATAAGATTTTCGTTTATAAGATTTATTGCGTAGTCGCTTTGTTTTTCCTCCGGCGCGCCGGGGTGTATCAGGGTCCATTGAATCATAATCATGTGATTCAACTTGTTCTCCAATATCGGCATTCAATATTACAACAATAGGATTATCTAAATTTTGATGATATGGGTGTATTTTTGTGCCTTCTACTACTATTTTACGTAATTTAACATTGGTGTCTTCTAATTTTTTGCCTTTCCAAAATAAAGTAAATGGTTGAGGAGTTCCAGATTTGTCTAAATTAAGCTCTCGGTCTTCAACTATATTTTTTAAATCGGCTATAGTAACGGCACTAATCTTTCTATCTAAATTACTATGTAAAAATGTTTCTGGAATTTCTACAATTCTTCCACGAGCACTTTTTATCATTAAATGATAATGTGGTAAATCTTCATTATCATGTGCCCCAACTTTTATGGAATTTTTTTTTCCAATTCTTGTCATATAATAGATACTAAATAATAAATTTAGAATAGTAATAAAATTATTATTTTAACGAAGTAATAAAAAATTAATATGTAATTTTAATATAATGAGTAATCATGAATATATAAAATCTGTTACCGATATAATTCCGGATGATTTTCCATCGTTAACCCCTTTACCTGAAAGTGGTTCATCAAATTTAGGAATGCTAAGTTATATAACGAATATAACATGGCAAACATGGGTAATTATTATTCTAATTTTAGCGCTATTAGGAATAAATATATTTGCTTATTTAGCAAAAGGAACAGAAGAAACAGCTAATATATTTCAACAAATATTTGGGCCATTATTAAAATTATTTGGTTATGCCACACTAACAACTACAAAACAAACAGTACAAAACGCCGCTACCGGAACTAAAGCAGGTGTAGACATTATTGCAAACACAACAACTGACACAATTGATACTATTCAAGAAACGGCTATGAAAAATAATGCCGGCGCGCCGGAGCAAAATGACGGGGTTCCAATATCGACAACCGGAACATCAACCGGTCTTTCTTATCCTCAAGGACAACCAGCCAATTCATCATTACCAGTTCAATATAATATACAACAAGGAGAAAGAGCTGAAAAGTGGCAACGTGATTCATTAGTTCGGGCGCTAGATAACGCAAAACAAACGGCTGAACAAGTTACACCTGATGATTCTAGAAGTTCAATACAAACAACTGGAAAATCAGGATGGTGTTATATTGGAGAAGAACAAGGCATACGTTCATGCTCTGAAATAGGGGTTAATGACGTTTGTATGAGTGGAGACGTTTTTCCAACACAAGCGGTTTGCATGAATCCCAGTTTACGAGCGTAAACATTTCCTAAATGTATTCACATACAATAGCAACATAATTGCTATTATTATTCTCTTTAATAACCTTAAATGGTTTCCCACAACCATTAATTAGATTTTTTTCAATATAATAATCGCATAATTCTTTTGATGTATGGGGGGCAATTTGTTGTCCGTCTGATTTTAATGACCCATGACGAAATATAGCACAATTCAGTTTTTCAATTAGCACTGGACTTTTACAATGAGGACATTCAACAACAAAATCAGTTGGTTCCATTTATATATATTTATATATATTTATATATATTTATATATATGTAAATAAATTATTAGCATATATTCGGTTTTATACTAACAACATTAGAATATTCACTTGTCGTTTTAGCCGATATATTTTCAGATATAATGTAATATTCATATGTTTTACATTCATATATAATTATGTCTGTTGTAAATGTATTACCATCTACAACTACAATTAAAATACCATCTTGATAAATATTAAAATTGGATGCTTTCAAACAAGAATTATCTAAAGTCCAATTTAAGGTTATTATATTTGCGTTTGAACTAACATATGTAATTACTGGAGCATTTATAATTATAGAACCAAATAATTTAGCATTAATTGGCCATTTATTTTCACTATTTGTCATTATATATCTTTGTCTTGGATACCACGTTTGCATTCCATCATTCCAACACAAATCTTGTATTTTACCAGGAACATCTGAATCTGTAGTAGGATGACATAATTGTTGACTAAGAGATTGTTTAGTTTCACCAGTGCATACATTTTCTTGAATCGAACATATCAAATTACCTCCATCTTGTATAACTATTGGCTCTAATGGAGTAACTTGTATAATGGACGGAAATACGTTGCTACTTGGACTAGGCTCTACAGGTGGAGGTATATCTGGTTCTTTATCACCGCTACTACTTTCATTAGCAGGTAAAGCATTGTTATCAATAATTATAGGTGAAATACATGTTGGAGGAGCTAATGTAGGCCCAATAATAGCTCCAGTTAATGGATTAATAGCAATATTGATATTCGACACACGTTTTAAACTGGTTGAATTTGGATTTGTATATCCATTTGTAGATTGGACAGCCCAAGTAGTATTACGATTTACCCATTGACCTTTAGCTATTTTTGAATATTTTTGTGATTTTGTTAAATTACTACTATTGGCTTTGTATTGTAGTATATTTCCTTTATTTAACATAGCTATTTTTTCCCCTAAAACTGTGTGTGAAATTATTTGTTTAGTATAAGGGTCTATTACTAAGCTATTATTGTTAGTATTAGTGATAAGAGAACAACTATTTTGAACTCTAGACCATGCTCTAGGAGGTTGAGGTAAATAACAACTACCATTAATACATGACATATATTATACTTTTACAAAAAAGTTTGGTTATACATTTTCCAAATACATAATCAAATAAAATTATGAACTATACATTTTAGTACTGTAATATGGATGATAATAATTTAGAGGAGTTGTAGGTGGCCCCCACATTCCATATTGTATTTCAAAAGTATTTGTGAAAAAATTATTGTTTTGTGTATTGTTTGGGTTAGTTTTAGTATACCAATAATACATACGCTTTACAGACGCAGGGCCATTATGATTAGAGGCTAACATAGAACCGAGAGTTATTACACGATTTGTCGATGTAAGACGACGTGAATTAAAACCAAGACTACCAGGCATATATATATTAATAAAATATTATAAATATATTTAATTTTATTAATTATTAGAACCATAAAAAAACCATCTTAAAGAAAGATAATTTGCCTTTTTCATATCTAAACCGTTAGAACCTCTCATGTAAGTATTTGGTCCTTTATTACTTATATTCGATATTTCACTAGTTCCTAGAGCATAATTATAATACCATAAATTTGATATATATCCTGAAAACCCTCCATTTGGCGATATATATACATCTCCATAATTTTGTTTAGGAACCCCATGTAAGTGATGACTCTTAATAATACTTCCATTGATATAAACATCTAGTGTATTATTTTGACAACGAATAATTACATTTACCCATTTATTAATAGGAATATCATCGACGGTAATTTCTTCATTTATAACATTAAATGTATTCATCATTACAATAAGTGAATTTGTATTAGGCGATAAATACAATCCAGGAGCATTATTGGGAAAATTTAATCCCTGCGCTTCTTGATTATTTGGATTTTTTGCATAATCATTGCCTTTATAAAACACACAACGATAACGTCCGGAATTATATGTTAGATCATCAATATATATCCATACAGACCATGTAAATTCTATACCTTCGGTTGCATTTACCGATCTATTAAGTGTAACAGAACCGGATATTTCAGGATCTTGAGGAATAACAATCAGTTGTTTAGCATCAACCATACCATCAATAAGTTTAGGGCTATTTCCATTATGTGTTAACAAATATCCTAAAACTGAAATTCCTAATCTAAGCAAGAAAACAAACACAAATAAAACTAACAATAAAAATGCTACTTGGGCGGTCAGACTATTTGAATTTAAAAAATCTTGTGTAGCACTAACATATTGATTACTTTGAAATTGATTAAATGTAGGCCCTTGGCCTTGACTAGTATTAGACATATTCATTATATATATACTTCTAGAAAAATATTACTTCTAATCGTCCATATCTAAATCCCATACTGGTCAAATACAATTCCCGGAGACAAAGTATCTGATATATTCTGTATATCTGACATAATTAAGTTATTAGAGTGAATGTTCACATTTTTATAAGGAATATTACATCTATTCAAATGACAAAGACAATTATGCTGACAAATTATGGTTTCAATCTTTTCGCAATAATTATACTTCCAATGTGCATTGAATAAATTTTTGCGACATTTACTATCACTTACACAAATAGTCGCTACATCGTTTATTATTGCATACAACTATATTTTGTATTTTCTATAAATAATCGATGATAATGTTCGTTTTCTTTAGGAAATACAGGAATGTTACCCATTAAATAATATAATTGCGTTATATTATATTATTTATTTCATTTTTTTTTACATGATTTATCGGTATTATGTTATGCATTAGGAACCAATTTATCGGTATTATGTTATGCATTAGGAACCAATTTATCGGTATTATGTTAGAAAAATACCTTTAATTCAGATTAATCACTTGAGAAGGCGAATTATTTCCAATCATTGAAACCGTCAAACAAGTGATTAGCTTAGATTTATCTTCTACACTCAATTTATTTTCTAATTTATTTCCAACATCTTCAATCAAATGCAATGTGGCATCAACTAATTCTTTTCTTGCTTCAATTGTTATTCTAGCTTTTTGTTTAACCAACATAGTGTCCGCAATTTCAGGAGCATAATTTATTTCTAATAAACCAATTTTCTGAATTTGAACACCATAATAATCAGCTTTCAAATCTAAATTAATCGATTCGGTAATGGCTTTGATTATTTGCTGTATATTACACCGACCGAAAAGAAAAATGAGACAAAATCATATTAAAAAATAAATTAAAATCTCATTTCCTTAATCTTTTCTTTCGGTATTTATAACTTTGGTTCTATCACTCGTCTTGTGATATGAATGTTTTTCTACAAAACATAGTAGGTCGTTTTCTATGTTGTATCCATTCTTTCATTAGATACAAGATATTTCTACTACCATTCAAGTCTCGGTTCATCAAATGGGAATGAGACGACTTACTACACTTCGTGCAAGTTAGTAATCCGTGTATATTCACCATACCTTCTCTAAATGGTCTTGGGTTTTCTCGTTGTTTATAATAACATGTTTCGCCTTCTAAACAAAAACTACACATTTTAGATGTTTTGAACTCATCCACAATACATAAATTAAAATGTTTTGCTAATAAATCCTTTAATGATTTGTTTGGTGTAGGCATACAATTTTTCATTTGTTGTGTTTGTTGAAATGAACCAAACCCTATAACAACCTTTTTACCAAATGTTCGTTTTATTTTATTGATTAAAATGCTCTCGCTTTTCTGTGTATATATATGGCTTCTCCATCTTAATTTTCTAAATAATTCTTGTTCATAATATTTTTGTAATTCTGCGTTGATTTTATTTCTTACTTTTAGATATTCCATAAATTTATTATAATTACAAGACATAGAACAGGTTTGATTTAATGGTTCTTCTATTTTCTTGATATTATTCTCTTGAAATGACTTCATTATAATTTGGCGTTTCTTCTTTGAATATGTCTCAATTCTGCGTTGCATTTTTGTATATTTTAATGTATTACCTCGTTCATCAGTCATAAACATAATTGTATTTTTACCTGGGTCTATTGCTACTTTATTATAATCTTTCAAGTGATTTAATTCTTCATTTGATAATTCGGTTATGTAATCATATTCATCATTACAAGTTGTCTTGTTGTTTTGTGGAATAGTTTTGTCTTTCATATCTACTCTTATAAATACCAAAGAACAACCAATGCCATCAGTAGAAAACATATGATTAAAAATGTATTTATTTGGGTTCATTAGTTTATTTATTTTTTCCATATTAAACAACGAGTTCCATATGAGTTCTTTACTATCATTCAATTTATCCAATAATTTACCTTGTGTAGTTTTGTGTTTCTTTGTATCAAATAACATGGTAATAAGCGTTTTTGTATCAATATTCATATATTTTGGAATAAGTGTTTTTCGCAAAGGACAAAACTGAAATAATTTCTTTTCTTTTTCTTCTAATCTCAAACTCATATAAATCAACGGAAACAAATAATTTTGCGGAGAGCATTCTATATCATAATATACATTCTTCTTAATCTTTTCCGGAATAAGAAAAGATTTGTTTGCATCTTTCCATAATTTATAGTCATTTTTAGATGTGTTAGTGTTAGACATTAAGTCATCAAATATGGTTTTTGTATTTTTGTAAAGTAGTTGTCTTTGTTCTTTTGTTTGATTTTCTTTTTCAAATTGTATATTGATAAATCGTTTTAAATGTTTCACAAAATGTGTTTTAATATTGGTTTCTAAACAAGTTAAAATAGCAGTAGCAGTATAACCAATTGTATTACCATATTTAGAATAAGATAATTTTTCGCCTTGTATAGTTTGCTTATAGTGATTTTCATAAAAAAATGTCAATTCATCGTTGCTAAACTTTTTACCGCATTTATTACCAACCGAAATTGTCTTAATAATATGTTCTATAAACTTATCATCTATTTTTGGTAAAGGTTGATTTGAATAATACTTATGTAAAATATATAATCTCAAAAATTGATAAGTGTGTATTACAATTTGATTGAGATTTTTACAATAATTATTCAGCGTAAGCATAGTTTCTGTATCTAAACAGATACTTTTCAGAGATGTCTTAATGACTTTCAGCGGACTATTTGACTTTTTCCGTTTTTTCATTTATATAATTACTAAATATTTTATCTTTAAGTAATTATACGCAAATATTCTTTATTTCTGCTAATCTTCTTTATAAACAATAAATGGCATAAATTTTACCCCTAAATCTCTCAAATTTGCGAACCTATTGCGACCATTTTCAAATTCAATTTGTCCATCAAAATTTATAACTATTATGGGTGGTTTATTTACACGTAAATTTATTAAATCCCTCCTTGAACCTAAATATTTTGCCTTTACATGAGAATATAACAAGTCATCATATTTATCAATATATGACGACGATTTTTTCCAATTGTTATTAATTTTTTGTATATTAAATTCTTCAATTATTTCATAGTTATTACATTTATAATTTTTTATTACGCTAATTAATTCATCTGTATTGACATCTTCTTTCAGTAAATATTCATTATTTTTTTATAAATTCATCATTTATGTTTTTAGTATATAACTTAAAATCAATAAGAGACATAAATTTAAAATTGAATTACATTTAAATTATTATTACAATGCAATATAAATATGTATTGTAATATTCGTTGCGAAGGATTTAATGAGCAATATGGTGATGGTAGAACAGTTTATGACTATTATAATGAAGATAGTAAATTTGTTGAATATATAAGAGGGGAAAAACTACCAGAATCAACTTGGGATTTATATGAAAAACAAGAATGTGAAACTGGCAATACTTTTACATCAAAAATTGAGTTATTTAAGTATATTAAAAAAGAATGTGATAATATGTTATTAGATAATTATTACTATAATATTTATATAGGTTGCGATGATATTGATTTGATTAAATATCTTAATTTAAACGATGAATTAAACCCTAAAGAAGATGAAATACATAATTATGCTTGGAAATATGATGAAATACATAAATATTATAGTTACCCTAAAAAACCATTAATTGCTAATATCAAAAAATTAACAAAACACAAAACTTCAATCAAAGAAGATATATTTATAAATATTTGCAAAAAATATATACCTGATTTAGAAAATCAAGTTTTATTTACTATTGATAATAAAAAATATATTGTTGATGGATATTCAAAACATTATAATTTAGTTATTGAATTTTTAGGAGATTATTATCACGGAAACCCAAATGTATATAATGCTAATTATTTAAACGATAAATTAAATAAAACTTTTGGGGAATTATATGACGAATGGATTATGCGTAAAAACATATTTAATAGTTTGAATTATAAAGTAATTTATTTGTGGGAAGATGATTATGATAGAATGTGTAAAAAAGATATACACAATTGGATTTTATCACAAATCAATTGATTTATTCTTTTCAGTCTTCTTTTTCAAATAATAGGTGCGTCTATATTCTTTTAACTTATCTGGGTTTTCTTCTTTCAACTTCTTCAGATAATTAGAACCTTGTTCTTTAATCTTGTCTTTGTTTTTTTCATAATAACGCTTATGGTTCTCTCCGTTTGTATATTTTTTAAGTCGTTCTTCTAATTCTTGAACCTTTAACTTTAACTCTTCATTTTCTTTTTGCAGTTCTTCCATTTTGCTAAATATTATTATATTGTTATTTTTAAATATTTATTACCAATATTTATTATGAAGCAACATACAGAAGATTATAAACTTAACGCAGTAAGATATTATCTGAAACATCAGGATTTGAGAGAAACTTGTAAAATATTTCATTGTAAATATTAGTCATTGGCAAGATGGGTTAAAACTTATAAGTATTCTAAATCGGTGAAAAGAAAAACGCGTAAAAATCGTAATCTCAAAATAACTCCAGAGATAGAAAAGTTTGTCAAAGATTACGTTAAGAAATATCCAACAACGACTTTATGGGAATATTCAAAACTCATTAAGGAAAAGTTTGGTGTTCAATTAAGCGACAGAAGTATTTACAACATACTACATAAAAATAAAATAACCAGAAAACGTATTAGAAGCAAATATTATCCAGAAAAAAGAGAAGGTCAAGAAAAACAAGATTTAGAAACTTTTTACAATAAACTAAAACAATATGATTATACAAAAACGATTTGTTTAGACGAAACATCTATACCATTAAATATGACACTTTCGTATGGACGAAGTAGAAGCGGAACAAGAGTAATCAAAAAGACAAATAAGTATCCTTATAAAAGATTTAACTTACTTTTTGCTATAAGTGCTGATAAAGTAATTGGCTGGAAATTATATCCAGAAAGAAAAGGAGGTGTAAAAACAAATGATATTTTAGAATTTTATGATGAATTTATTAAAGATAAATACAAAAATATTTTAGTTATTATGGACAATGCTGTAATCCATAAATCTAAAGTAATCAGAGAAACAATTGAAAATAATAAAAATGAATTATTATATTCAGTTCCTTACCACCCAGAAACAAATAGCATTGAAGAATTTTTAATCAGTTGAAGCATTACATCAAAAAAGAAAGTCCAAATACTTCTGAAGAAATAGATAAGACGATCAAAGAAATACTAGCAAATAAAATCACAAAAAAACATTTAACAAATTATTTGAAACATAGTTATAAAATATATAAATCATAACTACATTTTGTCTCATTTTTCTTTTCGGTCGGTGTAACTTTATTTCCCGATGTCAAATCTGTATAAGAATAATTCGATATTTCATTTCTAACAATTCCTTCAATCCAATTCTCCATCACTTTATCGTTTTCTTTATTTAGATAATTATTAACCGGATTTATTATATTATAAATTACAAAGAAACTAACTCTAATTGGATTACCAATTGAATCAGTTAAATGCATATTATCGTACTTAAATGTTATATCGCCAATAAAATTGTCATTATAATGTATCAATGGAGGAACCCAAGCTCAAATATATTCAATTTTGGCAAAGCTAATTTTGATTGTTTGATTGAATCGAAAATATTTGCATAAGATTTGCTTGCAAATGTTATAATAAAAGTATTGCGCAACATTGTATAGATTTGATGCTAATTTATTCTATTTAATTATTTCAATTTTTACACTGAAAAACTTTTTTCTTCTACATCACCAGACATTAAAGATAATTTTACAGTATATCTACCAAATAATGAACCCAATAAACTACCACCATAACCCGACTTATAAGTATCCCATGCTTTTTGTGGATTTGAAGAATCTGGCCAATATTGGAATCTGGATGTCCAACCAGAAAATCCCCCCATAGGGGTTATAAAAATAGGAGCACCCGAATCTATTTTAGCAACACCAGGCAATACACATGTTCTTACCAATTTACCATCTAAATATAAATCTAAAGTGCGTCCATATACACTCATAAAGAAATTACACCATCTTTGAATAGGAACATTAGAAATGCCACAAGTATGAACAATATAATTTGTGCCATCTACCGGAGCCTCATCTAATCCCGGATAAACTGCTAAAGAAACGACAATATTATTTTGAGTTGCTCCTAATGTAACTGATGGACAAGGTTCTTTTGTACCGGTTCCACTAGTCATACGCCCAAAAATAACTTTAGTCTCACCATATCGATAATTCCAATCATCCACAAAAAACCATATAGAATAAGTGAAATTACTGGTGCTTCCGGCAATAGATGAATATGCTAAGTCGCTTGGTTGTATAGTTATCATTGTTTGTGCGGATACTAGATACGTTAATGTATTCACATCAGTTGCTATATAACGAATTAAGATTATTAATAAAACAATTATTATTACAAGTAATATAATATTTTTGACTTCCATTATATTATACTATTAGAAATTTTCCAGTTTATAAAGGAATTAATTTACTATTATTTGATGGTATAACAGGAGGATTGTTATGTTTAAGAGATGTATATAAAGTATTTACAGTGTAATAATCTAACGGTTGTTTGAAATACATTAAATTCGCTATATTGCCACTAACACCATTTTCAGAACCAACTGTTAACATATCAAAATTCATATATGGAACCACTTCAATAGCGGATTTAACTAATTCTCCGTTATAAAAAACATCTAAAGTTCCACCGTTATAATTCAATAATATATGATTCCATTTTTGTAGTTGAACATCTGAATGTTTATATATAATACGATGTCCATCAGTATCAGTTTCGTTACCAAATGGCATTGATTTTACCATTTCTATGGCATCATGTATCGAACTACCATTATTATCACCGTTAGGGGGATTATTTGTCACCCCTTCTTCCACATCCTGTTTTATAGTAATATATAATGTATTGTTTGTAGAACTATAACTTATTGATGGATTATCACCATATGATAATATTTTCTTAACCTTATTATATGTAGTTTGAGGAAAAGCATCTAAATAAAACCAAAATGACAACGCATATTGATATGTTAATTTATCACTTTCCGATAATTGTTGATATGATACAACATTTGTTAACACATTAATATCAATCGGTTGATTTATTAATTGTTTACCACCTTGTTTTAAATAAGAAGATTTAATATAATTCTGAGCAAAAAAGAACCATATATAATATCCACCTAATAACACTAATCCTAAAACTAACATCTTTATCTCAAATGGCTTTGGTGGTTCAAATACACCATTACTATTTTTACTAAACCCTAATATTTGACTTATTATATTCGTAACATTCACTAACAAACATGGAATATATAATAAAGTATTTAAAAACAAACGATAATATGGGTTTTTATCTAAAAATCCACCAGCATTTGCTAATTTATATATCATACCCAACATGGAACATAATAATATCAAATTAAATATAACATTACCCCAATTATCTAATTTTTTATCATCCTGATTAAATACACCTAATATTTTTAATAATCCATATATTAAACCAAATGATATACCTAGTGCACATAATATATACAACCCTTTCATTATAAATTCCAATGGTGTTGGAGTGCTAGCTAATAAGTATCCTTTAGATGGATTTGCTAAAAAATATTGGTATATTGTAATCATAATTATCATTGTTATACCTGCAAATAATGTAAAAAATACTACTGGTCCTCCATAATTAGTCATTAATCCCCAAGGATTAATAAAATATAAAATCATAACTGACATTATAAAAAATGCAAACATTGCGGTATATTTCGATCTTAAATGAAATGCATCTTGCATAGCTTTAGGAAGAGTATTTAGGTTCTCATTATCTTTATTCTTATATTTATTGTATATTACACTTGATATTGTTATAAAAGATACAATAATAACAAAATTTATTATCATAGCTGTATTATTTTCTGGCGGAGAATTCGAAAATATTCCACCAACATATAACATCATTAAAACACCAAATATACCTAATAATAAAATAAATATTGAAACTGCACCTATAAACCATTTCTCATTTGATTGTGACAATTTAGAAAATAAAGAAGAACTAGGATTATTTTTAAATGAAAAAATCTCTTTAATAAGATATGCAACTAACAAAAAAATTGGAACAGTTATAAATATTTCATAACCAAAATATTTATTAAACCCATTTTTGTTAGTTAGCATTAATACAATCATCAATATTATAAAAATTACAAAGAATGCAATCATAATTTTATATGAAACTAATACTTGTTCTAAAGATATTTGTGTTTTTATTGTAGTGCTCATATTATATACTTTTAAGAAAAGATAATATAAAAGTTATTTACATATTCTCCATAGCAGTTTTTTCTCCATGACATTCACGACAAAGGGCAACTAAATTGGTAACATCATTTCCACCACCATGTTCTAATCTTATCTTATGGTCTACCTCAAATGTATGTGTTAATTTTTTATTACATTGTCCGCATTTCCAATCTTGCATAGATGCTACATATTTCTTTTTTGTTTCACTAACAGAACGTTTAACAGGTTTTTGTCCAGATAACATATTTTTTTGTTGTTGAGCAATAAGAGTTGGATTATAATTATATCCCGGATTTAAATCCGCGTTAAATCCTTCCATAAATCCATTTCCTCGCGTTGATAAATCAAAAATAGGAGACAACATATCCATTGACGATTTATCAATAGGCATATATTTGATCATATTGTTAGTATATAATAACATATTTTTTGTTTGCAACGGATTTCTTCTTACCATAATATAAAAACATAGAGCTAAAAACCCAATAATGAACATTTTATAATATTTTTTATATGCTAATAGCATTTTTGTGTATTTTCCGTCATAATATGCGTTATATATTAAAAATGCTGTTATTCCAAATACTAATATTTCTAATCTCATATACTATAGAAATATTATCTTCTTTTTTTTGTTTTTGTAACATTTTGCTTTATCTTTTCTAAATATTTATTTGTTGTGTTTCGTTGTAATGATTTTTTATTTCGTAATCCTCCCATAATTTCTTCGAATTTCACATATGGCGATGTATGATGCACATTAAATTTTTCAATAATTGTATTTAAACTTGTTAGTTCATCAACTAACAAAGATATATTAATAGGTTCTAACGGAGATTCATATAAATAATGAATAATAATATATTTAATTTTAGTTATAAATTCAATTTGATAATGATTTAAATCATCAAAATGGTCATATAAAGTTTCGTAAAATATGATATAAACCATAGTAAATCCCCATATGTCAACATTTTTAAGAAATACATTTTTTAAATATGTCATTAATTCTAACGAACCATTGATTGTATATTTATGAATAATTTTTGAAATATATTCAACTATATAATAATATGTAAAATCATATTCAATAAAATGTTTTTTAATTTTCTTATTTTTAATAGCAGTAATATTTTTTATTGTTAGTTTAGTCATAATATCATTTATTGTTGATAAATGTCCAGATCCTCTGATATCATTCCAAATAAATATATAATTTATTACAAATTCTCGTATTTGAAAATAATCTGGATTAGGAATCAATTGTAAAAAGTTGCTATACATATTTGTAAAATCTTTATTAAATAATATAGATGAAAATGGAGCATTATATTGAAATGGTCGTCTATATATTTTACGCGATATTCCATTTTGCGACGCATTATATATGAATGACATACCCCAATCTATGAGACGTGTTTCAAACCCGGTTTCTACAACATTTACTAATATATTAGCATCTTTAATATCACAATGATATACGTTTAATTTATTCATGGGGACAATGCCATTAATTAATAAATCTATTAATGCATTGTTTAGAATTATAATATTAGATGGAATAACTGTACTTTCATTTGTGTCTGTTAAAGTTAACTGCGTTTTTACAAATTGTTCAACATCTATACCACCATTTGGCATATTAATTGTCATCACTTTATCCAATGATTTATTAATATTTTTAGCATTTATACCCTTTTTCTTAAGCGCTTTACATTTTTTACCATAACCATTTAAATCACTTTTTGTTAGTTTATCAGGCTTACATAATTCAAAATCATTTATCAAAAAATAGTTACTATAATTTGGTATTACATTAAGAATTGATTTATATTTTTCTATTTGCAAGTATTCATCTGTAGCATATTTTGATGTCATTAATTTGCTTATTTTACCATAACTAACATCGCTACTATTTTCACATTTAAGAGCTGGCTCAAAAATACATCCAAAACCACCGGAAGCAATTACTTTTCCACCATTTTGTTTTATTGTCATGTATTATTATAATTAATTGATATAATAAATAAATCATAAAACATAAATAATTACATTATTATTTATTATATAAATAAACTATTAAACCGGTTGCACTTAATACAACTAAAGTATATATTATTTTTTCTCTCCAACGATAAAAATCCTTCATTTTTATATCTTTCGGTTTATATTCTTCATAATATCGTGAATAAAATTCATTTAATGTTATTTTTGGTTTTTCCAGTTTTTCATTTACTTTATTATGAATAAAATGTATCCATTTTATCAAAGATTCTCTATTATCCAAATATGATGTAACCGGATATTCATCCAATAATTTAATAAAATCAGAACCAATTGACTCTACCGGAATAAATAATGGCAAATTTTGTATTAATTCATAATACTTTTTTTTAGTAACCGCATTTGGATGATGTGGATATGACAAAGCTAAAGTATGTAAAAAAAACCAATAATGAGGACCCCATACAGATGGATCTAATTGTAAATTTTGTTTAACTAAAGGAGGCATTTAAATTAAAACAACATAAAAACAATTCTCTTTAAACATATAGTGAAGCGAAATGAGCAAAAATAACATTTGTAATAATTGTGGAAAACAAGGTCATCATTTTCATCAATGTAAATTACCCATAACCAGTTATGGGATCATATTATTTAGAACAACCCCTAACTATAAAAAACAATATTTAATGATTCGACGCAAAAATAGTTTTGGGTATATAGATTTTATAAGAGGAAAATATATTCAAAATAATTTTGAACATTTACAAGTCATGTTTAACGAAATGTCTATACAAGAAAAAGAAGATATTAGGACACATAATTTTGAAACATTATGGCAAATGATGTGGGGAATTCAAGATTCAGGACATCAAGTACAATTTCGTAGTGAAGAACAATCTTCCCAAAAAAAATTTGAAGCACTTAAAAATGGAATACCTATTGGAGATAATGATGCAATAATCACATTAAATGATATTATAAATAATTCTACTACAAAATGGATAGACACCGAATGGGAATTTCCAAAAGGTAGGCGCAATTATCAAGAAAAAGATTTAGATTGTGCTTTAAGAGAATTTGAAGAAGAAACCGGTATATCAAAAAAAAACATAACTATAATTGAAAATATATTGCCATTTGAAGAAATGTTCATTGGCTCAAATCATAAATCTTATAAACACAAATATTTTTTGGGATATACTGAAACTACCATTGATTTAGACAATTATCAACCAACAGAAGTTTCTAAATTAGAATGGAAAACATTAGATGAATGTTTAGAATCAATTAGACCATATAATTTAGAAAAAAAACAACTTATTATAAATATAAATACAGTTTTAAATCTTTTTTATATTTCAAAACCAAATACAGAATTATTAAATAAATAATAATAATTATCTTTTTATTTTTGATTTGTGTAATATATATAAGAATAAATGGCTGATAAAATAAATGATAAAGAAATATGCGAATTAGGAAACATATATACTAAAAAATGTAATATAAAGAATATAAAGCAAATTGAAAATGAATTAGAAAATAGAAATGAATTAGCTAAACATCCTAACGATAATACATATTTATATCCAAATTTAGATGACCCAAATTTCAACATAAAAATATCTCAAAAAAAAGAATTTAGTGATACAAAATATGACGGTTCAATATACGACGTTGAAGAATATGCAAAAATATTAAAAACGGCAGATTATGAGTTGTTGCCTCAACAAGCATTTGTTAGAAATTTTTTATCATTTCATACACCATATAACAGTTTATTATTATTTCATGGTCTAGGCTCTGGAAAAACATGTTCCGCAATTGGTGTATGTGAAGAAATGCGAGATTATTTAAAACAAATGGGTATAAATAAACGTATAATAATAGTAGCAAGTCCAAATGTACAAGATAACTTTAAATTACAGTTGTTTGATTATAGAAAATTGAAGGAAGTAGATGGTATATGGACAATGAAAGGTTGTTTAGGAAATAAACTACTTAAAGAAATTAACCCAACCGGAATGAAAGGGTTAACACGTGAAAAAGTTATACAACAAGTTAAAAATTTAATTAATTCATCATATTCGTTTCAAGGTTACGTTCAATTTTCAAATGATATAGTTAGAAAATCTGGAAAGTCCAATGATAATATGGAAACAAAAATAAGAAATTTAGAAATAGAATATACCAATAGTTTAATTGTAATTGATGAAGTTCATAATATAAGAATATCGGACGATAATGAAAATAAAAACGTAGCAAAAAATTTAATGTTTTTAGTTAGCGTTGTATCTAATATGCGTTTATTATTATTATCAGCTACGCCAAATTATAATAGTTATAAAGAAATAGTCTGGTTAGTAAATTTATTAAATATGAATGATAGAAGAGGTATAGTTTCTGTGTCGGATATATTTGATAAAAATGGCAATTGGAAAAAAGATAAAGATGGATTTGAAATTGGTAAAGAGTTATTAATAAGAAAAGTCACCGGTTATGTATCGTATGTTAGAGGTGAAAATCCATATACTTTTCCTTTTAGGGTTTACCCAGATAGATTTGCAATTGATAACACATTTAAAACCATTGATGAGTATCCAAAATATCAAATGAATGGAAGAAAAATTCCAAATGATAGAAAGATTAATAAATTAAGTTTATTTTTAACTATTATAGGGGATTATCAAAAATTAGGGTATAAATATATTATAGATCGTTTAAGAAGTAGAGAAGAATCATATAAAATGACTAAAACTGGCAGACAAAAAAAGACAGCTGCGTTTTCATCTTTAAAATCATTTGGTTATACTGATTTACAATTGCCAATACAAGCATTGAATATTATTTATCCATACGATGGTTTAGATTTGTTAGTTAACGATATTCCAGAGTTGGAATACATTGATGAAGAAGAAGTAGATGTTGATGATATTTCTCCAACACTAGGAAGACCAAATAAAGAAGTTGTAGAAGAAATAGATGAAATAATGAGTAGTGGCCCACAGTTAGTGTCATCTACGGTATCTCATAAATCAGAATTGGAGTCGGAACCAGTAGTTATAGACGGTGTAGAAGGGGATGTTAGATTAGTTGATAAAGTTGTAGAACCTGATGTAAGACATATAGAAAAAGTTAAAAAATCATTTACGAAAAAGGCAACAACGGATACTATATTTGATGCAATCGATACTGAGGAACAAATAACGACCCCAACCAAACAAAAAAAACCGTCAGGTGATACATCATTTAAAGGAACACTGTTGCCTAAACATCATACAAAAACGTTTGATGACGAATCTGGAGAACATATTATTGAAGGATTCACTAAATCACGATTCCCAATCAAATCAATAACTGAATTGAGTAAAACAGGTGGAACTTCATCTTCGGTATCTTCATCATCATCCTCTTCAGATAGACAATTATATATTGATCCTAAAGATTTAACCGGAGCTCAAGGATTAAAACGAATTATGAATTATGATGACACTAAAACGCCAGCAGAAAAAGGTAATTTTGAATATAGGCGCGATGTACCTCATGTATTTGACCAAAATGAAATAGGAAAATACAGCTCAAAAATAAAAAACATTTGCGATTATATTTATAACAAAAAAACAGGAAAAGTATCAGAAGGTATTATTTTAATTTATTCATCCTTTATTGATGCCGGATTAATACCTATGGCATTAGCTCTTGAAGAAATGGGGTTCACTCGTTATGGAGAAAAAGCAAAACCATTGTTTAAAACGCCTCCTGTTCCTATTGCTGATGTAAGAACTATGTTGCCTTCAAATTCAACTAAAGATTTCAAACCAGCAAGATATATAATGATAACAGGTGATCATAGAATTTCTCCTAACAATGATGGGGATGTTAAAGCTATTACAAATAATGATAATATTTTTAAAGAGGATAGTAATGGAAATATTATAGATATTTCTGGAGAAATAATAAAGGTAGTTCTAATTTCTGAAGCTGGTTCAGAAGGTTTAGATTTTAAGGCTATTCGTCAAGTACATATTTTAGAACCATGGTATAATGTAAACAGAATTGAACAAATTATAGGCAGAGCTGTTCGTAATTTTTCTCACAAAGATATGCCTTTTTCAAAAAGAAATGTTCAAATATTTTTATACGGAACTATTTTGGAAAATGCTGAAGAAGAAGCAGTTGATTTATATATTTATCGTATTGCTGAGTCAAAGGCTGTAAAAATAGGTAAAGTTACAAGATTATTAAAACAAACATCTGTTGATTGTATAATTAATCACGAACAAACCGAATTAATTACAACAAATTTTCAAAAATTAGAAGAAAATAGAAATATTGAACAAATCTTATCGGATAATCAAATTTTGAATAATTTTGCAATTGGAGATATTGATAATTCTGCTACATGCGATTTTATGGAATGTAAATTTAAATGTCTACCCGATATAACAAGCGGGGAAAATATAATTAATGTAGAAACTTATAATGAATCATTTATGCTTATAAATTCAGATAAAATTATACAAAAAATAAAGATGCTAATGCGTATGAGATTTTTTTATAAATGGAATGATTTGTTAAAACTAATAAATATACCAAAAAAATATCCTACGTCTCAAATTTATGCAGCATTAACACAAATAATAAATGACAATACTGAATACATAATAGATAAATATGGACGAACTGGGTATTTGGTAAATATTGGCGAATACTATTTATTTCAACCAAGCGAATTAAATTATAACAATATATCTATTTATGAACGTTCAGTTCCAATAGATTATAAACATAATGTTGTAAATTTTAAAATAAAATCAAATATTCTTAAACCTGTCATTGATAAACGCGGCATTAGTGCCCAAATAGATAACGAAGAAGATAAAACCAATATGCTAATTGAAGGCAAACATGTGCTAGATAATATGTTTAACAATTATAATTTAACTTTAGAAACTAGCAAAGTTGAAAGAGGAAATGATAATTGGTATCAATTATGTGGATTAGTTATAAGAAAAATGTCAAAAGAAGATGATATTATTCCAGCCAATACTGAAAAAGAACGGTTAGAAATATTAGAACAATTTTTAATAGAACATATAGTAGATAGTTTAATGATGACTGAAAGGATTGATTTATTAAATTATATTTATGGTATCGCAGATTTTGAATCAAAACTAACAAATGATAGACTAAAACGTTTTTATGGTAAAATTAAGACATATTTAATGACTAAATTTATAGTAGCAAAAGGAATCACTGGAATGGTATTATTTAATGGTACTTCGCGAATAGATAATTTACATATTTATATATTAGACGTTGACAAATGGGTTCCAGCAAAACCAGAAGATAAAAGAGATTTAGGTGACCATATACTAAAAAAATATAAATTAAAAACTAATTTAAGTAATTATGTTGGGTTTATAGGGTTTGAAACTAATAATAAATATATGGTTTATCAAGTAAAAGATACTAAAAATCAACGCAGTACAGGTTTTCGTTGTGATCAATCAGGAAAAGAAAAAATTATTACAGTTTTAAATAAAATAGAAGATAATAATAGATTCGATTCAA